GCTTGGCTATTCATGATAATTTATTCCATGAAGGAGTCACTGCTAATACTGATTCTCAGACTTATTATTCTGAAATAGATAAAAGAATGCGTGAACGATTTCCTGATTATAAAGGCTTTCAGGAAGGTAGAGAGGAACGAAGCACTCCGACCCGTCAACGCAGAAATACCTCCGTGGTAGCACCTACTTCTAATAGGAATAATGGCGCAAAGACACGCAAAGTATCGCTTACGCAAACCCAAGAAGCTCTCGCAAAGCGCTTGGGAGTAACTATCGAGCAGTACGCTGAGCAAATGTTAAGACAGGAGATTGGCTAATGTCGGAAGAAAATACTACACGCGCACCCCACGAGAAAGAATCGCGGGATAATAGCAAAAGAGTGAGTGATGCATGGATTCCTGCGTCTTCACTACCTTCGCCAGACCCTAGAGATGGAATCCGCCATAGGTGGATTCGTACCTCAATGTTAGGTCAGGCGGATAATACCAATGTGTCGCAGAAAATGAGAGAAGGATGGGTTCCTTGCGTAGCAACGGAATACCCTGAGATTGATTTTCAGCCTGAAGTGGGTACACGTTATCCTGAGAATATAGAATACGGAGGTTTGTTACTTTGCTCTATTCCAATAGAGCAACTTGAGAAACGTGACGAATACTATAACAAGATAGCGATGAACCAAATGGAGGCGGTTGATAATAATTTTCTGCGAGAAGAAGACCCTCGGATGCCTCTTTATAAAGAGAAATCATCGAGGACTACTTTTGGACGAAGATAATCTATTTGTAAGATTGTCTTCATAACGAGGACTTTATTATGTCTACAACTGCAACCCCTATGGGAGCAGAACCAGTTGGCGGTTTAAGCGCTTGTGGTTCTTTTTCCGGCAAGGTTCGACATATCAAGATAGCCAGCGCTTATGCTGCCACTATTTTTTATGGCGACTTTGTTAAATTGGTAGCAACCGGAACTGTCGAGAAGGACACTGGTACGACTACTATGACTCCGGTTGGTATATTTATGGGCTGTTTTTACACAGACCCAAATACTAGCCAGCCAACTTTTAACCAAAGCTGGCCCACGGGTACTGTTGCGTCTGACGCAATGGCCTATGTGTTAGATGACCCAGACGCTGTATTTAGAATGCAGGGAAATGCGACTTTGGCACAAACCACGCTCGGCAATAACATTGCCGTTGTTCAAACATCCGGTACTGTTCAAGCTGGTCGTAGTCAAAATTCGGTTAACTCCGGAACTGCTGCTACTACTAACACTCTCCCTTTACGAATTTTGGAGTTTGTTGACGGCCCAGAAAGTACAGTTGGTGATGCTTTTACTAATGTTCTTCTGACGTATAACGCCGGAATGCATCAGTATCGCAGAGCCTTAGGCACATAACAGGAGACTAGCGAATGGCTATTTCAAGAGCGCAAATGCTCAAAGAGCTGCTTCCGGGTCTTAATGCCCTGTTTGGCTTAGAGTATGCAAAGTACGAAGACGAAGATAAGATGATTTACGAAACTGAATCCTCTGATCGCTCGTTTGAAGAAGAAGTTAAGTTAAGTGGTTTTGGCGCTGCACCCGTTAAGCCTGAAGGCTCTGCAATCAATTATGATTCAGCGCAAGAAGCGTTTACAGCTCGCTATACCCACGAAACTATTGCACAGGGTTTCGCAATTACAGAAGAGGCAATGGAAGACAACCTTTATGCTTCTCTGTCTCAGCGATACACTAAAGCACTAGCGGCTTCACTAACGCTTATCAATCTGGCGATGGTGTTAACTTGTTCACAGCGGTAGCTGATGGCATAACTGGCGGCGGAGGCCACCCGCAAGTTAATGGTGGTTTTAACTCTAATCGTCCTGCTACTGGCGCTGATTTGAATGAAACTTCATTAGAAGACGCAATCATTGCGATTGCGGCTTACACTGATGAGCGTGGACTTCTTATCGCTGCCCGACCAAGACGTTTGATTGTTCCGCCAAACTTGATGTTTGTTGCAACCAGAATCCTAGATTCTGAGCTTCGCACAAGTACGGCTAACAACGACATCAACGCCATTAAGAACAACGGTTCTATACCTGAAGGTTATGCAGTCAATCACTATCTGACTGACACTAACGCATGGTATATTATTACTGACGTTCCAAACGGCATGAAGCACTTTGAGCGTACTGCGCTTGAAACTTCAATGGATGGCGATTTCGATACTGGTAACGTGCGTTACAAAGCACGAGAGCGTTACAGTTTCGGTGTTTCTGATCCACTAGGCATCTACGGTTCACCCGGAGCTACCTAGAGTAAGAAAGTGAGTTGCAGATAGGGAGCTTCGGCTCCCTGTTTGTTTAATTCTGGGAACATATTAGTTTTAGCGACCATCCCAGTGGACGTTACGAAGACGCTAAGACGAATCCTTTCGTAAGAGGTATTTCTCATGGCTAGAAGATCAAGAAGTTCTTTCGGTGTACTTAGAGCGCTTGGCGGCTACTATATGCAAAGCTCAGACTCTATTGTTGCTTTGACTGCTAACACCACAATCAACCCCGATGACCACGCTGGTAAATTAATTCTTATTAATAACGCAACGCTGACCATCACCCTCCCAACTATTAACAATGACGCAGAGCCTATTACTTCTGGCCCAGACGAAAACCCTAATAGTTTAAACAATACTGGCATTTGTTATGACTTCTTGTTCCTAACAAGTTCTGGAGTCAGTACTACTATTCAAGGCAACAGTTCTGCCGACTTAATGATGGGCGGCATTATATCTGTCAAGGCCGGTATTACTAATTTGCATTTCCACGAACCCAATTTAAGCAGTAACTACCAGATCATTATGAATGGAACTACTACTGGTGGTCTGGCTGGAACGCGCATTAAAATTCAGGCTGTTTATACCAACAGGTACTATGTTGAGGGAACAAGCATTGGCTCATCCACCTTGGCTACCCCTTTTGCTGGCTAACTCAAGGCACTTGCGGGGTTCGCCCCGCTTTTTTTGGAGAACAACATGGCCGATGTACTGACAAGCCAAGTAATTCAAGATGGCCCTCGAAATGCTATCTTAAAGTTTACAAATGTTAGCGATGGGACGGGACAGACTTTAGCAGTTCTTGTTGATGTCTCTACGCTTAGCGCAGACCCTCTCACCAAACAAGTGTGTAACGGTGTTACGTTACAGTCGATCACTTATTCCAATGTAGGAATGGGAGTCAAATTGTTTTGGGATGCCACTACTAATATTCCTTTGTTAAACCTTCTCACCGATTGGTCGGACCAATTAGATTTTTCTGATTTTGGTATACCTAACGATGGGGCGGCGGGCAAGACGGGAGACATTTTAGTAACCACTAGCGCCGCTAGTGTTGGTGACACTTATACATTAGTTTTAACTTTAACGAAATCTTATGTGAGCGTTTAAGGCGTTATATTATTATGGCTAAATTAGAAATTTTTCAAAACGGTAACTTTAATAATGGCGACCCTGTTTTTCAAATTGGCATTAAAAATGCCGATGGAGAATACGACATTAAAGTATTTGAGATAATGACCAGCTCGGAAGCCGCAGCCAAACTAAAAGAAATGGGTGGCTCCCCGGCAGCGGCTGCAACTAAAAAGCCTTCTCGCCCTAAAAAACAAGAACTACCTGAAGAAACTGAGGCAGTAAGCAAGTCTGATCTTAACAAGATGACTAAGCTGGAACTGGAAAGTTTTGCTAGGGAATTTGGAGTAGAGCTGGATCGCAGAGAAAAAAAAGCCACCTTAGTAAAGGAAGCCTATAAGGCGCAGTTTGATGGCTAGAAACTACCGGAAAGAATACGATAATTACCATGCCTCAAAAGAACAAAAAAAGAATCGAGCGGGGCGTAATGCGGCGCGAAATTCTTTATTGGCTAACGGAAGAGTAAGCAAGGGAGACAGGCACGATGTACATCATCGCGATGGAAATCCTCGCAACAACGCATCTTCTAACTTAGCCGTTACTTCACGGCGAGCAAACAGAAGCAACAATATGGCTGGAGGCGGTATGGCTGAAGACAAAAACTGGATACAAAAAGCGATCAAGAATCCGGGCAGCTTACGGAAAAAGGCTGGAGTCAAGAAGGGCCAAGACATTAGCAAAAAGGAATTAAATAAGCTTTCTAATTCTCGTAATTCCACTACGCGAAAACAGGCTAACTTAGCCAAAACATTAAGCAAAATGAATACTGGCGGTCAAGTTAGAGGCTCAGGAATAGCCATTCAGGGCATTAGGCCAGCTCGGCACATATAAACAGCGTGGTAGCTTATGAAAGGCAAAGAGAAGGTTGGTTATGTAATGAAAGAGTTTAAAGACGGCAGGCTAAAGTCTAGCTCTGGAAAGAAAGTAACTGATCGGAATCAAGCTATGGCTATCGCTATGAGCGAGGCTGGCATAAACAAAAAAATGTTCTCTGGGGGCAGGCTGGGTGATGGCAAGGCCGTTCAAGGACACACCAGAGGGCGAATAGTGTAATGGCTACTAAAACAGCGAGGTTTGATGCTGCATTTATTAACGCCCGTGAACGTGGAGATAAAGCTTTTGAGTTTGAGGGCAAAAAGTACAACACTAAAACTGCGGAAGAAGAGCTGGCTACAAGGAGGGCGAGAGAGAAGAGGGAAGATGAGGCTGATCTGTCTGAAGGCCAGCGGTCTGAAACTGAATACCGTAAAAGACGTAATAAAGAGTATACCGATTTTATAGTAGACAAGAGAAAAACTAATACGGAAAAAACTGGTTTTTTGTCCAGAGGCGCACAAATGAGGGCTGATGCAGCGATTAAAGAAGAGGCTCAAAAAAAGTCTTCAGGCGGCAGGCTTGGTGATGGTAAAGCTATTCGGGGTTTTACGCGAGGTAGGAATGTCTGATGGCAACTAGCGGAACTTATGCCTTTAAACTTGATCTGGGCGACATTATGGAAGAAGCCTATGAGCGGTGTGGATTAGAATTGCGCTCTGGTTTTGATTACCGTACTGCCCGTAGAAGCTTAAACCTTCTTATGCTTGATTGGCAAAACAGAGGTCTTAGTCTGTGGGCTGTGAAATCAGCTTCTATAACTCTTGTTGCTGGGACAGGAACTTACACTCTTACTCCTGAGAAGTTAGACATAATAGAAGCGTTCATGAGAACTAACGCTGGCGATATTACTCAGCAATCTGACTTGACCATGCAGCGGATATCCATTGCTCAATATTCTCAACAAACAAATAAATTACTTCAAGGCCGTCCTATTCAATACTGGGTAGAGCAAGCGCCGACAGGCATTACTTTTAACGTATGGCCTGTTCCTGATGGGTCTCAAACATGGACGCTAGGGTATTACTATATGGAAAGAGTCGAAGACTCAGGAACCCCAGCATCTTTAGATATGGATGTTCCGGCACGTTTCTTGCCTTGCTTGGTGGCTGGATTGGCGTACATGATTGCAATTAAAAGACCTCAAGCTGAAACAAGAATACCTTTTCTGAAAGGGGATTATGAAGAGCAGTGGACAATGGCTGCTGATTCGGCACGAGAGAAGGCAGCGTTGTATGTTGTTCCCGGCGGGTATCAATACTTATGAGTAGCTTTGCGAGCGGTAAACATGCTTTTGGATTTTGCGACCGAACTGGGTTTAGATACCCACTAAGAGACCTTGTTCCTCAAATAGAGGCGGGTAGGCCAAATGGAATGCTAGTGGGTCGTGATGTGCTTGATGTGGACAATCCTCAGTGGAAGCTGGGCATGATAAATATGTCTGATCCTCAAGCTTTGAGAGACCCAAGACCTGATGGCGGCTACGTTCAAAGCAGAGCGCTTTCTGCATGGGACCCAGTAGGTGGTGGTAACACCGCAATGGGAAGCCGAACAGTTGGCCTTGATTGCTCTGGTCATGTGGGTCGAGTAACGGTGGAAATCACATAATGGCTTTTACTTTTACTACATTAAAGAGCGCTATACAGGATTATTTGGAATCTACGGAAACCACTTTTGTTAATAATCTTCCTTTAATTATTACGCAGGCTGAGCAAAGAATACTGAGAACCGCCCAGCTTCCTGATTTGCGAAAGAACATGACAGGAACTCTCTCCCAAGGAAATCCTTACCTTGCTATGCCAACAGATTTTTTAGCTTCCTACTCTCTTGCTATTGAGAACAGCGGGTCAGAATTTCTGCTTTTTAAAGACGTAAACTTTATGAGAGAGGCGTATCCCGTTGAGGCTACGGAAGGCATTCCTAAATATTACAGCATTTTTGATGATGCTAACTTTATTGTTGGCCCAACTCCTTCGGCAAATTTTGCAGTTGAATTACACTTTATGTTTGAGCCAGAATCTATAACCGTATCGGCTTCAGGAGAAAGCTGGCTTGGGACTAATGCAGAAGTGACTCTTCTTTATGCTTGTCTAGTTGAGGGATATACTTTCCTTAAAGGCGAGGCAGATCAAATGCAGTGGTATAACGCCAAGTTTGAAGACGCAATGGCTCGCTTGAAATCGTTGGGCGAAGGGTACGATACAACAGACAGCTTTCGTTCTGGCGCTATTAGAAGTATGAGGATTTAATGCTTACAGTTGATCTTATTGGTAGTGTTGGTTCTGTGATGGTTCAAACTACCAACAATCGCGGATTCACTCCTGAAGAGATTTCAGTTGAATGCGCGAATAAAATAATCTCTATTGCGGCAAGTGCTAATCCAGTAGTTCGCCAACAGGCAGAGGCTTTTAAAAAACAGATACAAAGTCTTGTATTGAGCTATATTCAGCAAGGCGCAAGAAGCGAAAGAACTACTATTTATAATATTTTGTTAGATGCTGGGGAAAAATCTCTAGCCGAGCAAATAAGGAGACTCTGATGGCGTTTACTGGAAATTTTATGTGTACCAGCTTCAAGGCAGAAATTTTGAAGGCTGTTCATGATTTTACACTGACTTCGGGCAGTACTTTTAATGTGGCCTTGTATACCAACAGCGCTAGTTTTACTGCTGCAACAACGGCCTATACTTCTACTAATGAAATTACCGGAACCGGATATACGGCAAAAGGTAAGGCTTTAACAAATGTGACTCCAACAACGGGAGGAACAACGGCCTTTACTGATTTTCAAGATTTGACTTGGAGTACGGCAACCTTTACCGCAAGAGGCGCACTCCTTTTTAATGACACAGCGGCTGGCGATCCTACTTGCCTAGTTTTAGATTTTGGAAGTGATCAAACGTCTACTGCTGGCGATTTTAAAATTGTTTTCCCTACCAATGATTCGACTAATGCGATTATTAGGATAGCCTAATGTCTGGTGTTGGCTATGGCCGCGCCGCATGGGGTGACGGAGAATGGGGCGAAGATACCACTGCCACTATTCTTTATGGCGGTTGGGGTCGTGGCACTTGGGGCGAAGAAGCTTGGGGAACCTCTCTTGGCTTGGTGGCTACTGGTGAAGTAGGCACAGTAGGAATTCAAGGCGGTGCTGAAGTTGCTCTCACGGGCCTGAGCGCAACGGGAATAGTAGGCCATGCAAATATTGACGCGAAGGGAATTGTCTATCCTTCTAGCTTGGAAGCAACTGGCGAAGTAGGAAGTGTTACCGTTTATCACAATGCAGTGATATCCCTTACAGGACTTTCTGCAACAGGATCAGTAGGAACGGCTCTTCCTCAAAGCGAAGCGGTAATTACTTTAACGGGCCTTTCGGCTACTGGTGGGTTGTCAGGAGTAACAATAGTTGCTCCGGCTAACGTCACCCTTACTGGTCTGGCAGCGACAGGACAAGCTGGGACTGTTAGTGTTGATTTATTTATTGATGTTCCTGTTACTGGGGTTTCAGCAACATCTGCGGTTGGCTCAGTAACATTAGCTACCGAAACGATAGTTACCCTTGCTGGGGTATCAGCTATAGGTGAGGTTGGAAGAATTTTAATATGGGAAAATATTCTCCCTAATCAAAATCCACATTGGATAGATGTAATAACTTAATTGAGGCACGAACATGGCAACTTACGTAAATAATTTAAGACTTAAAGAGATCACCACGGGTGACGAGAGTGGTACATGGGGAACCTCGACCAATACAAATTTGGAACTTATCGGGGAAGCATTGGGTTATGGCACTAAACAGGTAGCGGCGGATTCCAATGAAACCTTCACGATGCCTAATGCTACCGCAGACGGCACACGGGCGCTCTATCTCAAGTTCACTTCGGCTGGTTCGCTAACTGCGACCCGTACCCTCACACTTCTCCCTAACACTGTTTCCAAGATGTGGATGATTGAGAATGCCACTACTGGCAGTCAGTCAATCATCATTAAGCAAGGTGGAGGCGCTGAAGTTACTATAGTTACAGGTGCAAAAGCATGGGTTTACACTGATGGTGCGGGAGCAGGTGCAGCAGTTACTCTTGCAAACCCCACTGAGACAGGTACAGGGACAGTAACCTCTGTTGCAACCGCTGACGGTGGTGGGGTTAATGGCATTACACTCACAGGTGGAACAATTACCACTTCTGGCACTATTACTTTGGGTGGCACACTGGGAAGCGTTGACCTTACTTCACAGATTACCGGAACTCTTCCGGTAGCCAATGGCGGTACGGGTGCTACTGCATTAACATTAAATAACGTAGTTCTGGGTAATGGCACATCAGCGGTTCAAGTGGTTGCTCC